CTTGGTGTTGACTGAACCGAATAGGAGTCTCGCCTACAAGAATGTGCTCCAAGAAGTCTAGATTATCCATAGCCATCTGATATTGAATGACAGAGGTAGATGATAGGTCAAACAAATCATTTAGACGTAACTGATAACGAATGTCGAACATATTCGAACCACCACCAGTGTCCGTAAAAGGAAACACCTGTACAATGGATAAAACAGTGTTTGGAACGGGTATCCAGTTCTTTCCCTCTAGCCAGTCAGCAGTTATTGTCCCATCTCCGATATCTGTTACTGAGGTTGTTATGTTATCCCTAGCACGGGTGACATCCGCCTCGGTAACTAGATGCTTGAGATACATTCTCTCATATCCATCGTAGTGATACTCTGCAAAATACTGAAGTGCTTCATCTATACGGTCATCAACTTGGTCATCAGATACGTTAATATCAATGACACCAGAACCTAGAGAACGTAGACAATAATTCTTAAATGTTGTTCTTGAGTTGGGTGTGGCCATGAAACTCCCCTTTATCTATATTTATAACATTATTTATTGTGAGGTTTCGTTGGTAATGGTTGATAAGCCGCACTCCACACTGGGAATCTTTGGTCAGTGTAAGCATCATGTCTGGTTTCTGTAACACTATCTTTTGTATAATATTTTCCGTATTTCCCTTCTTTCATAATTATATCATCAAGTTCCTCCGCACTAAATCCCTCTTGTTTCTTTTTATTATACCAATCCCAACATTTACACTTAGCGCACTTTCTACAAGGGCACATAGAAACCAACTTTTGTAGTTCTTGTGGTATGGTTTCCCATGTTTGCCATCGTCCCATAGGTTTAGTTTTACGATTCATTAGAGGCCAGTCGATAGAGATATCTGTGTAATCTCTAAGGATAGAATGGTCTATCCTTGAGTACCGATTATCTTTTGCATAAAAATTTTCAGTGGGTTCTGTTGTTTGGAAATACCAAGTAGCGTGACTCCAATTATATGTATTTATACCAAGGCATATTAAATCAACATTGTGCGTCTCTGACAACAATGCAACATTATAATTTTTTGACCTTATAGTTTCTAATTTGGTATCGTCAACACGATCTTCAAACTCTGAAAGACCAAAATCAAAATCACGAATGTTTTCTTTTAACCAACCACAGACAATGGGATACTGTTCTAAGTCCTGATTAGATGCGTCAAGATGAAGTATTCTTGACACTATTTCATCCGTGGTTTCAGTGAGAAGTTTATACAACATAGCGACACTATCTGAGGAAGAACTAGTTGCTGCAAAAATTTTCATAGTCTCTCCACTCATGTGGCTTGTTTAGTCTATTAGTAAAGTGAACATACTTTATATCAGGATGAAACTCTCCACCCATATATATGTAGTCGTTCCCCGTGAGTTGTTCATACTTCTGTGTCATCTTATAGTTCCATTGGTTCACATTACCAGAGACTATTTCATCACTAACAACCCACCTTGTAAACCACTCGTTTGGTAGAACTACAAGGTCAAGTTGTTCCTTGACACTATCCTCCACAAAATACTGTTCTCCGTTCACTGGTCCTGTTGTCGTTCCGTTCTCAATGTAGAACTTCTGCCAGTGATGAATGTCACTCATAAACTTATCGTAGATATATCGACAGTCCTTTGGGTAGTATTTAAAAAACCCACCATTGATACGATACTCATTGACATCATTTCTCCACCATCCCGGCATCGCAACAAACTGTCCTCGTTCAATCGGGTAGTCAAAGATTTTCTTGTAGTCATTAATGAGAAGAACGTCAATATCCATCACACAGATAGGTTCATCTATCTCCATCTGCATACCCCACATTTTATTCCACTGTAGAGTTACCCTGTCATCATATGGCTCTCGTATCCAGATGATGTTGTACTTCGATAACTTTCTCTCTAAGTACTCTTCGTACTCTGGTCCATACTTGTCACCGATACGAACACACACTATATCCATCTATCAAATCTCTGCTTCGTTGGTCGATGACCTCGTAAGTAAGCACCATCTGCATGTTTTAAAACATCAATCAATTTATTATATGAATTGACTAATTCATCTAGAGTGTAATATGCGTGTGACATGTGATAACTGAAGATATTAGTTATATCAAAAAATACAGTTTTGCCTTTAATTTTTTCCATAATTTTATCATAGTCTGGCGATATTAAGTCCATCAACCAGTATTCAATATCACAATTGTTTTGCATCCTTTCCTCTAATTTTCTCAAATCTTCAAATGGTGGCATATCTTTATTTGCATTTTCAGACGCGATAGAATCTGGCATTACCATATCATGGTCAATCATTTTATTATAATAATCAATCTCCTCTAAAGACATATTCATTTCTACAATCATTTGTTTTATATCTAGATTTTCTTGACAATAATCAAATAGTATGACTTCACCATCAAACTCTAATTTATCTGCAAGTAGCGCAGCACGATATCCTGCCGTAGTAGAAAATATAATATTAAATTTTTCATTGGGTAATTTTCCTAAACTTTCTGTATTCTCTATGTAAAACTGCTTTCGTATTCTTGTCATGAATCTACTAAAATAGTAATCATCTTTATCTATCCTATCAAGGTTTTTCCAAGATTCAGTTTGATGATTTCTGTAGTATGAAAAGGATTTCCTTGACCTTTCATCTTTCGTAAAATTTATGACAGTGGGCATCCCCTCTACCTCTATCCATGATGGGGTGTAGTCATCATGAAAATTATCAGAGGACCGTTTAATAACATCATATCTCTTCGACATGTCAGGAGCACCAATATCTTTCCACATTGTCAAATTTAAGTTCATATGTTGGTGATGAAAATACGCTCTACGGTTTGGTCTTGCCATTATGTGTGCTTTGCAAAACTGACCACTTTCTACGAAGTCATAAAAGTCTGTTATAGATGTTTGTCGTTTTTCAGGCCCGGCAGATACCATATCAAATACCATTCCAACAGATACAATCATGGCATGGGTATGATCACAATTTAAAAGAATATCATGAACTTCACTTCCATAACAAAAACGAACATCATGTTTACCATTGGCTCCAGTGGCACCACCTGATACCATAAATGTTGTGGTTTGAGTTTGTTTCTCTATTCCAAAATCCCACTTTAGTTTATCAGGATAAACTACTAGAAACAACAAATGTTTTAGTTCTTTGTATGTTTTTTTATTACTTGTTTCCGTCATCCATAGTGCAACAAATTCATCAAAGTTTTTCATAATATTTTTTCCATTCGGGAAATAAATCAATTAAACACGTTCCACGATATTTATCTCTGTCCTTGATGTCTTGTAACATGCGAGTCATTTGAAACTCATCATGTTCAATATTTTCAAGGTATGTAATTATAGTGTCTGTTTCTTTTCTGTAATCAAGATAATACCTCTCTAAGTATTGTTCTCTTATATCTGGTGGAACTGAGACGATAGAGTAAATTTCATTATCACCATACACTAGATTGTCTAAGCTAAATGGACAATCAGCATTGTCAATTATATCTAACATGTAACCCACATTCAATGCATTTATTGTAGAATGATAATTTACCTCACAGTTATCAAAAGACTTGAACCTCTTAACATTCCCTATGATACGCTCCCACTTTGATGGAAATCGTAAATAGTTGTTTCTCTCTCCCCAAAACTCTATAGAAACATTTATAATAAACTTTTTAAATTTCGGAATATAATCAAAGATATCTTTACCATTAAATTTTGGAGTTACAGTTCCATTAGTTGTAATTCTAACAACTACATCATCTGAACATTTTTCCATCACTTTATAGTTATCAGAAATAGCTAGCGTCTCCCCACCAACAAGTTTTAACTCTAGTAAATTTTTCAAGTTAGGAATCTTAGACTCTTTTTTAAAATGAGGATTATTATTCAACCTATGATGAATTGGTTTTCCTAACGACAAGTTTTCTTTTGCTAGACTTGAAGATAATATTGATTTACACATATTGCATCTTAGATTGCATAAATTGTCATGTGCTTTAAATTCCATAGTGAGTAGTGGTGGGTTATCTAAGTTTTCTTCTAACTCCTTTTTCTTGTGTGCAAACTTACCACCAAAATTATCTAAATAATTTTGTCTAAAACTTTTATTTCCAGATTCTTCTTGTTTAATACACCGAGTACAGAACTTATCTATTAAAGGTCCACCACCATTTATAAATTCTTTTCTGAAAGATTTTATGTCTTCACCTTCACCTCTCCTATTCCACTTAATATGATTAATATGACAACAGGGTATATCCATCTCACCTAAACCAGTTATGGAGTTTGTAATATTTGTGAAAGGTTCTGGACAAAACCATTCATACTCCTCAAGTTTTTTAACCATAACTTTTACTGTATTTTTCATAAAATACCTCTGCCATATATTCATGACCTCTATCGTTAGGGTGTAAGTCCTCTTTACTTACTCTTAATTCAACTTGTTTCGGGTCAACCTCATCAAGTTTATCCCACATACTTTTACCACCAATCTCCTCATATATTGGCCACCCTATAAATTTATTATCATCAATAAAATCAAATTGAGGACAATCAAAAAATTCTTTTTTTATAATGTGTGTAGGACGAAAACCTTGCATTTGTAGATATGGTATATTTTGTAATTCACAATGATTTTGAAACGCATGAAACCACCGTATGCTTTTTAATAAACTATAAGTTTCATTCACTAAATCTTTGTTTTCATAGATAGCATTTACAAATTTGTCACGTCGAAGCAGTTCTACTTCTGTTCTAAATTGTTGCTCAACCATGTAAGGGTAGTGTGCTTGTGGGTCATTAATGCCGGGACTTCTAAATGTCCATTTACATAAATCCCATCTATCAAATTTTGACCATAAACAAATTGCTAATCCCACCCGTTTAGTCTTGGTTACACATAAAGCATCAACCATTTTGTTGTATATAAATTCATTACCTTTTCCCCCTCTACCGAAATTAATATAATCCATATTAAGTTTGTCTGCTAAAATTTCAGGCCAATACGGATAAGAGTTTGGTTTATCCCTATGGGTGCCTCCTGTCCAACTATCCCCAGAGGCAATTAATATTTTTTTAGCCATCAATCTCTTTCAAAACATCTTTACCAAACTGTTTTACGAGAGACTTTCTCATTAGCTCCTCACGCTCTTTATTAAAACCACCATGCATAATGAAGTGATATCTGTTCTCATTCGAACTGTTTAGTGCCTCGTGTTCCACACCATTGTCAAACCAGAAACCAGTGCAGTTATCAAATGGCAACTCTTCTTTTGTATCTGCACGTCTTAGATAACAGTTCTCTGGTTGATAAAATGCAATATTGATTGCACCAGCAATATTTCTAATTCTACCTTCACGAACTCTTTGTGGACTTGCATCGTTATGTGCGTCGATACTTGCACCCGGCTCTAATAACATGAAACGCAAACGTCGATATGATTTGTGTGGAAAGTCCTCTAACCATCTCTTTGTCTCTGGGCATACTTCAGCAATCTCTGTCCAACCCCAATCAACTTGATCCTCTCGCAATCCATGACCCTCTGGGTTCTTAGTGTGAAACCAACCCATGTCTAGGTCTTTACCCTTCTCCACAAAACTATGAATAGATGCAGACTTCCAACCACCATGACCACCATTACCAAAACGATGTTCTACAAAGAACCCCTCATCATATACAGCCTGTGCCTCTTGAATACAAACCTCTGGTATCTCTATATCCATCTTGAGATACCAGACATCATTGTCTCTACACCAATCTACAATCTGTTTGTGACTCATTTACCTATCACCATGAACCTCTGCATACCGCTGTCTAACGTTTTCGCTCCGCTGTACATAATGTCTACCAGTTCTGATTGCTCTGCAAGTTCCTCTGGTCCGTTCACACAGTTTATATGGTCCTCATATTTATTCTCATTGGTTGACTGTAACACAAAAATTGGATTGTCTAGAAATCCCCTGTTGAGTTTGTGAAATTGTTTCATAGGAAACATGTGTTCGCATGATGTATTAATCACCAAATCAAAAACCTTATCTGTTTTCTTTTGTTTTTTCCAGATAGGTTCAAACATAACATTTACAATGTCACACTTGTATCGGTCATTATCCTTATGTTCTTTATTAAACTTGTAGCTAATTCTTTTAACATCTTCATCTATTTCAAAGTTATGAACGAATTCAACACCCTGTTCTAGTAAAAGAGGGACAGTGAAGTGAGCATACCACCCACCTAGAAGCGCCGCTGACTTTTGATGGATATTGAGGTTATTTAATTCATTAACAATCCATAATTTACTTTGTAGTTGTGATGCATTGATAGAAGATATCACCCTATCAAAAGCGTGAGGTGAATCTCTCATGGCACCCACAAGGGATTTTTTCCAAAGATATAATAAATCAGGTGTTAATGTAATTCCATTTATCATCATTCTTGCCCTCTGTAAATCCACTATTATTAAACAAACAAATCTTGTAGTCAGGTCTAAGTATATTACTCTCCATATCATCAGGAAACACATTACCTTTATACCAAGAGTAAATATCACCTTGTGGAAATCCTTGAACATAACCACTGTCTTCCCAAGGATTATACCAATGGTGTGCAAAGTAATTATCTAAACTAGGATATGTAAAGAAAATAACCTCCGCATTATCTCTAACATGTTGTAGGACAGGAATCATTTGACCCCTGTTCCATCGAATGACAGACGAGTTAAGTGGTGTTGATTTATAACGAGCATAGTTTTTCTTGACTGTTTCCATGTTATTCCACCACCCACGGACAATCCAAGGTTTGTTCATTGGCAACTCAAAGAAATATTTGAGGTCTTGGTGAATGATAACATCAAGGTCAAGAAAAAGAAACTTGTTACCCTCAACATAGTCATCACTGAACATGTAACACTTACGCCAGGCCCAAAAGAAACCTTTGTCCTGATCGTAGTGTTTGTCTAGATATGTCGGAAGTTGGATATCATAATCACGAATCGGGTTGTCAGTAAAACAATAGAAGCTGAAATCAACAGAACAGTTTTTCTCACATTGCTCTTTTAGTTTCTCAACATAAGAGTCATCATATTTATCACCCCACTTTATACAAAATATATTATTCATCATCCTGTTCATAAATAAAATTGTGTTCTTTATGTTCGTATTTTTTAAAACGGGATAAGAAAAATCTTACCCTGTAAATAAATTTCTTAATGGTCATTATATATCTCTCTGTATTTACCGTATAAAAAGTCTGCAATAAGCTTGTGACCCGCTGCGTTAGGATGGGAATCATCTTGAGAAATTGTTAATGTCGTTCTTGATGGGTCTTCCTTTTCAAGAATATCTGAAATGCAATATCCACCAATTTCTCTCAAAATAGGCCAACCTATGAATTTATCTCCTATATTATTTTCGATATAATTAAAATAGTCATTACATGCAAACATTACTTTTGCTGCTACAGTGCGACTATCATTTAACTTAAAAAAATTATCATTTTCGTGTGGGGTGCCTTGTGAACAATCAATTCCTTTTGACGTTTCCGTATTATAATAAGTCATAAAGTTAGTCCCTTGAATTAACATGTAAGGCACATCTCTTAAAAGTTTTTCTGCATGTATAAATGTCCTAAGTGCATTTCGAGTTGCGTGACGAGGATTTTGCAATTCAAATAATTTTAACGCATAATCATCAGACATATGAGGAGTAACTTGATGCCATATATCCCAGATTTTATTTCGTTGAAATCCTATTCTTTGCCACTCACTCCACATTAAAACAACTAATCCAACATCTTTTTCCTTTAACATAGCATCAAGAGTTTTTGCTAAAATTTGGTCGTTACCGGCACCACTACGACCAAGGTTGATAAACCCCATATCAAGCATCTCTGCAAGGTATTGCGGCCATCTTATAAAATCATGGTCTACGTGAGGACTTTGAGATGAAACTAAATAGTGATCTGTAAAACTACATCCAACTGCAATTAGTTTTTTTCTAGAAGACTTGAACATTATATTTTTCCATAAATCTAGCAGCGTCACGCGGCGAGTCAACTATCGGTTCACCCTTAATATTTAGTGACGTATTCAAAAGCATTGGACACCCTGTCGCATCATACCACTCTTCTAAAATAGGACGAATGACAGACTTGCAGTTCTTCTTTACAACCTGTACTCTTGCAGTTCCATCAACGTGAGTGACAGACTTGTAATCGTGTTTCGCGGTGGCAACAAATTGCATATATTCGTTCATTGGTCCTTCGAAGTATTCATCCGCATACTCCTCTAAGATAGCTGGTGCGAAAGGACGAAACCTCTGTCGTCTTTTGATATCATTTACTGTGTCTTTGATATTGTATCTTGGGTCACCTAACAGAGAACGATTACCAAGTGCGCGAGGTCCAAACTCTGCTCGACCATGTGCAACACCACACACCTTATTCTTCAGAATTTCTTGAATAACACCACGAACCCATATTGGACGGTCAATATCAGTTCCAAGATATGGACCTTCCCACTGTAACTTTCTTTTGTTTACTAGTGCAGCAGCACCTAATGCAGAACCCGCATCGCCAGGCGACGGCATTATCCAGATATTCTTTCCCTGTATTTTACTGTTTGCAACACAGTTCAGCGCACATCCACCCATCAGAATGATATTTTCCTTGGGGCACATATCAACCAGTTCTAGAAGTTTTTTCTCGTATAGAGCTTGCACAGATGCAGCAAGGTCAACTTTCCATGCATCTTTCCAGACGTTACCAACTCCACGATGATTATTTTGCCACAGTAAAGGTTCTAAATCATATATGGGTTGACCAAATGCAGCCATACCCATCGTAATATACTCATCCTCATTGGGTTTCAAACCGATACGTTGTGTGATTGCAGAATATAAAAGTCCCAGCGAATATGGATACTTCCAAGACTTTACCTTTTTCATATTGTCCCAGATAGACACAGTGTCCCACTCACCAATCGCATCAACAACAATAATATTACAGTCATCAAATGGTGCGGTATAGTACCCTGCGGCAGCGTGAGATTCATGATGATTAAAACTCACATCATATTTCAAACGTGGTTTCTTCCATCTCTGACCAGCATAGAGTCGTCTTATATTTTTGGAAAATGGTTTCTCATAGTATGAGACTATTGCATCACGATTGTCTCGTATCTTTGACAATTGATTTTCGTGGAGATATTTGTCACCCTTCTTTCTGCTATGTCTTTCTGCGTGAGATGCAAAAACAATCTTGTTATCATCTAGGACACAAATAGCAGCGTCATGAAAACCTTCTGATATACCTATAATCATTCAAAAGAAACGTAAACTCCAATAACGTTACCTTCATCATCTTTCTTAATTTCACTTTTATCATTTCTAAAAATTTGATAAGACGCAAGAGCTTCTATGGGGTCATTTGATTTTCTAATAGCAGTCTTTGCACTTTTTGTCTTTTCGGATACATCAGAGTTTTTTACCTCAACCTGTTCAAATATATTAAGTTTAAGTGAAAACAATCTTTCTTTGTTCTCTGGATTCTCTGGGCTAAAGGAGACAAAAAATTTGAAATAGTCTGCATCTTTGTACTCTGGGTTTTTTACATTATCGATGTTCATCCCCATGCGTTCAGCATAATCTGTAAATGCGGTCTTGAACTCTTGACGAACTATTTCATTTGCAGCTTTCGTTCTCTCGTCAATATCATCATATCCAACCTTTTCTAAAAGTGCCTTAAACTGGTCATCTTCTTCATTAACCTCAAGATAGTGTTCGTGATAATCGTCACCCTCATCTTTCCACAGAATCTTTACTGTGTCTAATTCTGGATTTGCATAAACAACGTCTGCAATTTTACCTTCCCAAAAATATGCCATGTTGATTTTCCTTACACTTGAGTGATTTTGAACGTATATGTATTTATGGTTGCGGGAGAACCATCTGGAAATTCTTGTGAACGATAATCATCAAGACCAGCCAGCAAAGTCTGATAATTACCACTTCCGTTCAGTCTAGTGTCAACCATTGCTGTCCCTCTAGAGTTACCACTACCATTTATATTGTACGATAGTTTATTTCCAGCAGAATCCTCTGCCGCATAGAAACGAATATCATTTTTTAAAATAGCGTTAAATGAACTCGTATCTGAAGTTAAGTCAGACTGGTCAAAATTTCCATTTGTATCTGCAAACAAAAGCGCCTGTGATGGAAAAGACCTTGCATCACTACGTCTTTGTAGATAATAATTTGTGATAGTGGTTGGTTGGTCGAGTGTCTCTGGGATTCCTGCTGCACTGTACGCTGAGGTATCTGCGCGAGTATCAGCAAAAATAACTGTATTACTCCCAGAGACTTCAGTGTAATTTGAAACAGAAGCAGAGGTGGTAATAGTGAAAGTACCATTCGTAAGTGAACTCTCGCTACTTGATACCATGTCAGTCAGTGTCGCATATATGAACGTGTCTCTATAATCTGTTTCAGACATCGCTCGAATATTATTATCACTGTCAAGATACACTGGATATCCTAGCACTCCCTGATCAGCAGTTGCACTTAATGATGTGTCATAGGTTGGACCTGTAAGTTTATCAAAGTTGACAGTAACAGTTGAGGGTTCCGCTGTCCCTGCTTCATTAAGAAATGAGGATGCGCGACCTGTTGTTGCCGCACCAGCTTGAAGTCTAGTGTCTGCCATTGTTGGTGATAAAGTACCACTACTACTAACGACTGTTACAGTAACAGTTGGTGCAGTACTATAAAGGTATGCTGTATATGCTTTCCACTCATTGATTTCAGCCAGAGTCATTGGCCTCAAAGCAGAGCCATCAAAACATAGTGGCGTTCTTACTGTCATTATACTGCTCCATCACCACCAACACCATAAATTGCTCTAACTATTGCACCGCTTGAGTCTTTAATGAGTAATTGACTATTTGTGAAAGATGTATAATACTCATATAACATATTATCACCAGCGTTAGTTCCGCTACCGTCCGTGCCACCATCTTCTATTATGATGTTGTCACCCGCGTTAGCAGTGCCATCTGTACTATCCATCACAATAAAGTCACCACCGAACTCTGCCTTACCTGACTCTGCTTTTAGTGCACCTCTAGATGATAAGGTCATTTTTTCAACCGCAGCTTCAGAGACAGCAGTTCTAAATGAAAGTTTGGTTGCATTATTACTAGCACTGAAGTCCCCTTCAGAGATAGCAGATATTCCAGCCGCGACTGCGACAGCATCTGTTCCTGTGCCTTCATCTGGTGCCTGAAACTCAATTCTACCTATAACATCGTCAGCAGCAATGTCTGTTTCCCCAGTTTGTAAAACAAAAGCGACAGGTTGATCATCGGCAGTTGCAGTATGTTTCAGTGCGATTCCACTATTGTGAATATGGGTCAAGGTTATTTCAGAGTTCGTACCAAAAGATATCACCGAACTATCAGAGATCATTCTGAGATCATCACCAATACTTGCGTCTAAGGCGATACCAACACCACCAGCAACAGTTAATGCACCATCAGTGGCATTTGTATTTGCCGTCGTAGCAGAGATACTTACAACACCACCAGAAGAGATTGCTATAGCATCAGTGTCAGTTGCAGAACCGATTGTTCCCGCATCATCAATAATTAGTGATCCAGCAGTTACCCCTGCTGTTGTTACTGTTAAATCACCAGTTGATGCACCTGTGAATGATCCTGTCCCAAAAAGAATTCTATCAGCCGATTCATCATATCCTATGAATACGTTTGCATCATCCCCACGTTCAATAACGATACCAGCATCACCAGATGCACTACCAGTTCTTCCATTACCAAGTTCTATTAACTGGTCTTCAATGACTGTGTTAGTCGCTGAGTTCGTAACAGTTGAACCATTAACAGTTAGGTTTGCAGCAAATGTAACGTTACCAGATGCATCAATTGTCATCGCAGTAGGTCCAGATGCTGACCCAATCGTGCCACCATCTTTAATCGTGATATCATCCACAAACGACACGATACCTGTAGATGCGATTGTTATTGCAGTCGCTGCAGAGGTAGCACCGATAGTGCCACCATCTTTGATTATTAGGTCATCTGCAATGGTTAGAAGACCAGCAGAACTCAGAGACATTTTCTCGGCAGCAGCTTCACTTGCACCTGTTTTAAAACTTAACTTGGTTGCGTTACTTGTATTACTAAAATCACCTTCAGATACCGCTTCGATACCAGCAGCAACTAATTTATTATCGCCTGTCGCAGATGCCTCATCTGGTGCTTGGAAGTTAATTGCACCGATAACATCGTTAGCAGCAATATCTGTCTCGCCTGTTTGTAGGGTAAGTATGATTGGTTTATCATCACCAGTGGCAGTGTGTTTTAGATTAAGTCCAGTATCATGAACGTGTGTTAAAGTAATCTCTGAGTTTGCACCAAACGAAACAACAGCCGCATCAGAAATCATTCTAAGGTCGTCACCAATAGATGCATCTAATGCAACACCTAATCCGCCTGCTACTGTCAACGCACCATCGGATGCATTCGTGTTTGCTGTAGTCGCACTAAGAGCAACCACACCACCAGATGAGATAGAGATAGCATCTGTGTCTGAAGCTGACCCAATTGTGCCACCGTCAGCAACTGTAATATTTGCACCTGATAAAGCTAATGTTCCTGCTGACGATGGGAGTGTAATGGTAACATCTGCTGTGGATGCTGGTCCAATAAGAGTTACCTTGTTGGTTCCGTTATCACTATCCTCAAAAAATTCAAGAAAACCGGCACTCGTTGCTCCGTTCTTCAACTGTATACCCGCATTGGCTATAGGCGTTGTTAGTGTGGGTGTGGTGAGTGTTTTATTTGTTAAAGTGTCAGTTGTGTCTGTTCCAACCAAAGTGGTGGATGCGTTTGGCAGTAGAACGGTTCTATCTCCGGTAGGGTCAACCACACTAAGAGTTGTTTCATTATCATCTGCTGTTGAACCTTCAAAGACAATACTATTACCACCACCCAAAGACGTTAAGGTAATACCACCTACATCACTTTGAAGATTATTAAATTGTTCCTTAAACTGCTCAAGAGAACTATCAAGAGAAATTTGTGTCGCGGTTACGTCTGCCATTTACTTATCCTCTACCAGTTTTAGTAACATGTTTTTAATCTCATGCATCTCTGATTTAAGACTATTTAGTTCCCTCGCAGTCTGACGAATTTCATCGCGCTGTCTTTGCGCTTCATCCGCACGTTTCTTAGCCATTAAATAAGCAGACTTATTCGTGTTAACAATTGCATTTGAACTTTCATCACGAACTAAATCACTATGTCCCTCAACTTTAATTCCCATTTTATGTTGCCAGTGCTAGAATTCTAAGGTCTTTAATCCTTGGTGGTCTTGCAGAGTTTGTTGCTCGTAAGACAATCTTAATCTGGAAAGCAATGAACTCATCAAGTGGTGTGCCGATACCATCATCTGTGACACCCGCCGTAAATTCGTATTCATTGAATTGATCAAGACCGAGTGAGGGGTTCACACTTACATCAGGTCCACCAGAACCAGTAACAGTTCCATCATCATTAAAGAATTTAAAGTCTAGTTCATCAAAGTCACTCGCATCATCAGTTCTTAGAATTTTGAAAAGAACTTTAATGTCGGCAGTGCTTTCTCTATTTGCATCAAAAAGAACTCTAAGAGATGTCGCGGGATTTTGTAGTGTCGCACGTTTAGTCAAATAAATTGCATCGTGGTCATCACCTTCTGGGTCCGTCATTGGATCAAAGATAGTTGTCGGATACACATCTGCTGATGAGTCAATCTGATTAATTCTATTTGCAATAGCTAAGAATGTCATTCTTTTCAAATCAATCACAGGAGAAACCTGAGAGTTTGTTGAAGAAAGTGTTAATGGCATAATGAGAGACTTACTACCAGACATTTCATTTGTTTCATTGATACCAGATGCAATCATATAACACCTATCGTAATAGTAGTCATCATTCAAAGGAATTGTTTCAGCATCTGCTAATGAAGTTTGTGCGAATGAGGTCTGAGTACCACTTGGACTTGTTGCTGTCGTATGTCTAATCTTGGCAACAACACTTGTGTCTGGTGGAAAGAGTGTTCCCATGATAGTGCCATTTACATCGTACTGAGCATTTTCTGTTGCCTTAACAACAGTACCGCCGAATTGAGAATCACCACCACTAGCAACAACTGGTGTGGTTGAAAGAGTAACAGTATAATAGTCTGTTCCTATGTTCGCAATACTAGTATGGGTTTTGTTAATTTCAGTGAACGGAACTTTGTGTAACATATAAAGTTCTACAGTTGCACCATTTGCGTGTGATGCAGCAGTTCCTTCAACAGCTCTTGTCGCACCTGAGATGACATTACCTGATATCGATGTGTAAGAAATAACCTCATCACCGATTTTAATAAAGTAAACATTTGATGCGTTCCTAGAAAACTTTCCAGATGTATCATCAAAGTTAGTTCCAGAGGTAAGAGTAATTGTGGTGGCAGCGCTACCGATTGCACCGTTTAATGTAGTCTCCGCACCAGACTTGACTCCACTAATTGTAACGTTGTTTGCAGTAGAGTACATATGATGATCAAAGTGATTTACTTTTAATTCAGTATTACTATTTGTCATCACCAATGGGTTCTTACCAAGAGTTGCTATTGGAAGTTCATCATTAGTGAGGGTCACTGCACCAGCAGCAGTCGTATCAAACTTTGCAGCACGAAGTGTAAACTTCGCGTCCTGTGTTGGTGCAGGAGCCCAAGTGCGGTTGTTATGTCCCTTGAAGAGAACACCAATGTGTGGTTGTTCAGAGACAAAGTTTCCGTCTGAATCCTCTTGACCTAAATCAGAAATCCACATGATATATTCTGGTGTGTTTGATTTAACAACAAAACAATACTCTGCCATGGACTGTAGATAAACAGGAGACGGAAAAGTAAATTTTGTTGCAGTTTTACCATCAGAAGAAGTATTAACATCAGCAGGCAATTTTGTTACTCGACTAAAAGGTACAACCTTTGGGCCGGGATAACCATTTACCACATTACGGATTTCTATACTAACAGGTAATGTTGAATGTTTAGCAGAGAAGAACAAATCCATAGATGTTACAAATCTACCAGCATCAGTGGAGCTTCCTCCCAAGTCAGACTTAAATTGATTTTGTTCATCAGCGATAATAAAAGTTTGTGCTAAGGGATCGCCGTCACCAGCATCATCTCCTTCAGCAGTGGATATGGGATCACGAAATAAACGAGAAGATTCTGAAACATTTTCTTGAACCACCCTACCATTGCGAGTTGCAATAATAGTTTCTTGTTGCGTTTCAAGAATCCCTTGAGCACTATAAGTTGTTTGTGCAAAACTTGCTGGGTTTGACGCATCGGTGCTACTAGCAGTTAACTTGAATAGAAGGTCGCCGGTATTAAACTGTGGATTACCAGAAACTTTCGGGTCTGGAATTGCAAAGGTTCCAGAGCACCGACTATCAGACTTAACAATTATTGGACTCCCAGCAACGGGAGTTGTATCTGTGGTTGAGTCTGCATCAGGTGTTACAAACGCATTAACATCTACTTTATCAAAGAATACATACATTCTCGTAAATGGTCTTACACCAGTTGCAGTGAAACTAATATTTCTTGCACGAACAACTGGAATTGCAACTCTAGAGAGGGTTTTAAATCCTAGGCTCTCTCTATCAATCTGTTCTTCGACAAAAGTTCTTGTTCCAGTTCTACGTCGAGTTCCTACCTCTTGTTGGCGAGTTATAAAGTCCTCTTCGTCAGCGCCGCGATTTTCCGTTACTGTAAAAATTAAACGCCCGCTCCAAGTTTCTCGCCAAGAATTCCAAACTGTTCCTAATTGATTTCTATTTGCTGCGCGAACCGCGTCAAAGTTTCCTTCAACATTTACAACAAGTTCTGGTGCAACCTCTGTCTCAAACCAAGAGTCTTGGTCTGGGTCAAGCTCTATCTTACCATTCCATGAGGCAGTTAGAAATGGTGTTACTCTTTCAACAGTTGTTGCAAATGGGTTTTCAGAAATGACCTCTTCTGTGTATGGAAGTGTCAGAAGGTCGCCTGTCTTTTGATAACCAGCAGTTGTTCTTGCAGCATCTGTTGTAGCTTGTTCAATTAAGTCAATACCCTTTGTTTTATGAATTGGTCTTAGTTCACCTCTCTGCATATCTATAGAATTTCTATAGTCTGGATGTTTAACATCACCAACAGAGTGTCCACGGAATGGATCAACAATGAAACCAGACTTAAATCTGTTTAGTCCGTTTGCATCCGTAGTCTCGAATGATTGTGTGTCTTTTTCAAGAAGAGAGAGTGTAGTGGTTCTTTCAACGTTGGTAAGTCTTTCTTCTATCTTACCAATATCACGCATTGTAAATCTTTGAGTTTTCTGTCTGACAAGAGATACATCTTGTGGTTTGAATGTAAATGCAGGGATACGAAGGTCTGCAAGTTTCATTGAATTATCAACAGGAGTTGGAAGTTGTGGTGACTCACTTGATGCTCCTTCTTTTACAATAATAGAACCCCTATTATCTAAAAAGATGGATGCACGTTTTGGAAGGTAATATTCAAAGTCTGTTTGAATATTTGAGCCTGGCTTTCCAAAATTAGAAAACGATGCGCCAGTTCCACTATAAACTCTAGATGTAAAGTCAAAGGAGTTGCCTGTAATTTCGTCCACCGCTGTGAGGGTTGTGCTCGCACCAGCAATGTCTGCAACTCTTGGTCTAAAATCTAATGTCTCATAAAGTGGAAACGCACCAATTGGTTCTGGATCATCTGGGTCAACTTTTGTAGCAGTATAAGATGGAATGTCTTCGTAATCCATTTGATTTGCAACATCAGTGTAAGAGTCAACAGTCATTAAATCACCCACTCCGTGATCCATGTAATCATAAACGACTAACAAACGACCTTGTGGAATTGGTGCACTTCCTTTTCTAACTAGACGAGATATATCATAGAAGTTATCACGCATCCCTGTGTCTAATTCAAAATCAGATGTAATGGTAACACTTCCACCTGTTACAGCGGAAACTGCCGCACTTGCGCTAGAGGACTCACCAGTGATTGTATCTGAAGTTGTAAAATCAATTGCAGATGTGAGAACATAACTTGCTGGAGAAGTGATATCAATAATTCTTGCTGTTGCACCACTAGATGAACCTGTAATCTTTTCACCTCTGGTAAATGTTCCAGTGATTGTTCCTAAAGTTAAAGTTGGTGCAGATGCGTCTGTAGAGCTATCTTCTGAATCAAACACAGCAACGAGTTTAAATGCATCTGCCCTACCAAGTGAAATGTCTTTATCAGTTGGTCTTGTCCCGTATGCGTCTGTGTCACCAGCAACTACTTTCAACTGTTTCATCAAATTCACAGTTTTGTTCTTTTGAGTAACAGAGGTTTTTGTTGTCGTTGCAAGAAGTTTTACCTTTGAACCATTGAAAAGAGAATCAGTGATTGTTATTTGGTTCGAACCAGTTCCAGAAATCTTACCGCTAACACTCACAATATCACCGTCAGCATGAGTACCACCACTACCAATATCAAGAACTGATAAAGTATAATCTGACTCAGCAAACCCATTAAATGTTTCACCCGTGCCAGCAGTAAATGACACAACACCTGATGCATCTGTAGTGCCTATGAACTGTCTCCTAATTGTAAAAGATGTGTCACTCGCACCACTATTGGTTGCTGTTAGAAATGTTTTGATAACCTTTTTACTTGGTTTGAACAACACGATATTTTTTTCTGCATCTTTAAGTTTTGCACTTTCTACTCTCTCAAGAGATACAACTGTTGAGTTATCTTCTTCTAAAACAATTGAACCATCAGCTCGGGTAACACTGTCTTCAAGAAGAACAAAGTCAACTTGTGCCTCTGCCTCTGTAACTAAGTCAGCAGTAAAATCTTCATCTGCATTTGTTGGGTCGTCCATAAAGACTTGTCGGAAGTCAGCAAAGGATTTGGTGACCACCGAACTAATTGTGAGGTCTACATTACTAGAGTTTTCTACTATATCGTCCGACTCAGCAGAGTCAGATGATGTAATCTTTTCTCCAGCTACAAAAGAACCAACCACATTTGTAAGGTTGACATTTGTTGCGCTTGTTCCCTCTCCGAATACAAATCCAGTAGCACCACTGGTAACACCTTTTACTTGAACACCATCAGCATGAGTTGCAGTCAACAAAGGACTTGGTGTATCACTCAGAGTTATAATAGTAAATGGTCTAAGGTCAAATAGATGTAATCTATACACTGAGGTGTTGTTTGATGAAGATGAACCCGCAACACCAGCATTAAACTGCATGGACCTTGCACGCCCAACACCAATCAAAGTTCCATTTGCTGTTCCTCGCGTGGATGTTGGAGTATCATAAAACTGAACTTCCTTAAATGGAGTTGTCTCACCAGAAATTTCTGAGATGTCTGGTGTGCCATATATGTTTGTTATTAAAGCAAAGTTACCACTATCAAAAATGGTAATGTCCGAGTTCTTTGTTTCAAAGTCTCTAGCTTTATTGAGGTCTTTGATTGATGGGACATTCTTTTCAATCTCATAACCATTTACATATGCTTTACCCGGCGAAACTTTAATTGCAAGTAAATCTGTGCTCGCAACATTACCATCATCCGTGGAGGCACCAGCAGTAAATCTACCAGTGTTTTCATTTACGGTTACAGATTCTTGAACTTGAAACTGGAAAGGACGAACTGTATAGTTACCAGACTCATCAAATGTCCTTCTTGCAAATTCATCAGATAAAACATTATACTCTGTGTCTCTACCTTGTGCGACAGAGACACCACTTTTGAGTTGTGCGAGTTGAATAAAATCTGAATTAGTAGAGGTTGTTTTCTTAGCAAGAGTAAGACTTATCTGAAGACGATGTGCACCCTTTGCAGCAAAGTTTGATGATCCTTGTGCGTTGTCTAAAAGTGTCGTATCGGTTTCGGGTGTGGTCAAGGTTTCGGTGATATCAAAACCAACGAAACCACTAAACTCTCTATCATATGGGTCGAGAGTAAGAACCTGATTAGTGACAGCAACAAAGAACCCTCTTACATAAAATACACCCGGCCGGACAAAATATGCAGAGCCTTTTCTAGAGGCAGGACCAGTTGCACTTTTCACATCCGTAGAGGTAGCAGTAAACGTAGTTGAGGATGCAACGTTAGCAGAGTATGATATTGAGGAGTGTTGAATTGCAACATCAGCAGAAATGTTTTCCCCATCCGCAAAAACAGTTGAAATATTGTCTGTGCCTGCCCTTGTATAATTCAAAAACAAGAGAGGTTGCTCAGTGGTGGTGCCTGCTTGAAAACCGATAACCTCTGCTTGAACACCAGTAGTTGCACCTGTAATCGTAACTGGTGTGGTTGCGTTATAATACTTTGATGGGTCTACGTTCTCAGAACCAAACTGAGTAGCAAGTTTTAGTGAATAGTAAGTTTCAACATTATTTGCACCGGGCACAACCATCGCGCCCTCTTTAAATATATGACTACCATGTGACTCAATCTGAAACTGCAACTGACTTTGAAGTTGGGTGAGTTCTCTTGCCTGAATTGCAAAGCCAGGCCGAAACAATGTGCGAACAAAATTTTTGTCCTTATCAAAATCATCGTAGTAAGGAGCAGAGTTGAGATTAGTTTTTTGTGCCATATTAGAATTCCACTATAATTTTGATATCTTCTGTTTGGTCTGTTGCGCGAGAGATAGGTGACCTGTTCTCATTATATATGATGTTACCACTATCTGGTTCCAGTTCTGGATTTGCGTAACCGTTTGTAAATGTGATTGACTGTCCGTTTGCGAGAGTGACCGCACTATCTGCATCTGCATCAGGTGTTCCTGTCGCACTTGAGTCTGCACCCGTCACCGCGTTTGCACCACTGAATGCTATGTAAGCACCAGAGGACGAAACGGTTCCAAAGTCACCATAACGTTCTTGTTGGTAATAGAGAATACTTAAACTTGAATCCCACTCAACGACTTTACCAACCGCACCTGTCGATGCCTGTGTAATCTTTTCGTCTGCTGTAAATGTTCCACTAAGTCCACTACTTGCGAGCTTGAGTGCATATGTCTGACGAATGGTGCTGTCTGTTGCAACTGTCGATGTTCCAAAGGTTGTTGGGTCAACTGCGATTGCAATGTTACGGAAATCGTTTCCTGTGAGAAGGTCGTCACGTTCTGCACCGATAAACAATGTATTCATCATGACATAGTGTCCACCGAGTTCTGCTACTGCATCATTACCATGTCCCTCTTTCGGACTAATGATAACACGAATAGAACCACCAGAACCACCCATTGCAGAGGCAGACGACAGTGAAGCATCAGAGAATGTAAATCCACTCCCAAGGTTAACTGTTCCAAATGTATATCCAGAGCCACCTGAGTTGATTGTTGTGTCAGTTCCAGCAGTAAGACCAAAAGACTGAATGGCATTTCCACTAACTGTAATCCTTATGACTGCACCAGAAGATGTTCCCGCGTTTGCACCGTCACCGTGGACTGCGGCATAGTAAGTTCCGTTGGTATATCCAGACCCACCAGTGACAACCAAAGATTCAATCTTACCATCTGTCGCGGCTGCACTTACGGTGCTGTCTGTGGACACTGGCATAAAGTCAGTTGTCAAAAACTTTGTCTGTTCAGATGCAGTTATCGCGTACATGTATTTTAGAACGTATCCACCAGATGCAAAAGGAGATGTGGATTCAGAGGTTGGTTCTGAACCAGAGTAAGCAGTTCCTCCGTTATTATCTAGAACCTTGTACACTCTATTATCTGAAGTTCTGAAGAAAAAGGTTGAGTCATAAAGGTTTGTTGCCCCAGATGTTGTTGTGTTTGATGAACTAATCGTATCATCATACATGTCAAATGTTGTGGAGTTAGCCCAATCTCTACGAGGAAGAACACGCGAGATATCGGTTGATGATATATTCTTCCCTGCGATTGTTTGATCCCAAACATAGAACTCACTGGACACATCATCGACGGGAGTTGGTGGAGAGGAGTCTGTGCCACCACTAGTTGCCGCAGTAAATGGGGTTGCCTTACCAATAAGCATGTAGTATTTGTTTGCTGCTGCCTCAGAGAATGACTCGAAAAACTGAGTAGCGTTATGTAATCTAAATTTTTCTGTTATGATTGCGGTCATTTTTTATTCCTTTAACCTATCTTTATTTATGCGTCATTCGCTGCATCAGTAGTAAAGAATATCTTTATACCAATAAGTCTTGCATCCTCTGTCATATCATCATTAGAATCTGAGACATCTCTAAAAATTCTAAAGTAACAGATGTCATTAACGGCAGGGGTTCCACCAATAGTAACAGCACCACTCTCCGCTGTCACACACTGGTCTTCTGCAGCACTTAACGCATCATCTGTTACTACAACAGCGGTGCCATACGTGACATCAATCGTATCATTATCTGAAACTGCAACACCCTGTAATCCCCAAGCAACACCATCTGTATCGGTTGCGGTTGTAGTCCAGTATACTTGAAACGTAATCGTTCCTTCATTCCAACTCTTGGGGAATGCAATGGAAAACTGTGCGTGTTCATCAGAACTTGCATCAAAGTCTAGAACTTGCATGTCTGGACGACCGGCAGTTGTTTCTACATCTGTTATGTTTGCACAACCATTTGATACAGTTGGTCGCATTGCTCCAGAAGGAACCCAGATTGTGTCTATACCCGGCCTTCTTGAAATAGGGTCTTTCTCTTGCTTTATAAAACTAGCAGTAGATGGCACTGTACCAAAGTAAGGCATTAGGTTATCTCCAACACACTCAACGTTGCGTCCAACACACTACCGGCAGATGCACCTATCGTTAGAACATCAGTTGCTTCCAGAACTAGTTTTTGTCCACCAAAGACTTCAAGTGTTGAGTCTGCTGGAACGGCAACTTCATTGAGTAGTGTAACGTTTACGTTAGCAGCATCGTTTGCGCCTGTCCTGTTTCCAGTGTTACTTGTAATTTTAACTGTAACGTCTCTATCAGTGGCATCTTTGTTACAAATGTTTAGACCAAGAACGATTCCTGTCGTTGAACCAGCAACAGTGTATATCGTGCTAAAAGTACCGCTGTCTATAGCAACATCTGCGATTGTAAAGACTTTAAAAGTATTAGCCATTTATTTTTCTCCATATTGAGAGTATTTATATCATTACCCTAGAGCGATTCCTAATGCTATAACATCTCCTACCACCGCAACAGTGTCGGTTACTGCTGGTAAAGTAAGAGTTACATCTGCTGTTGACGCAGGGCCAATCAAAGTTGCTTTGTTTGTTCCGTTATCACTGTCTTCAAAGAATTCTATAAAACCGGCAGAGGTTGCACCGTTCTTTACTTGTAAACTAGCACTAAATGCCACAACACCCCCAGAGGAGATCGACATGGCATCTGTGTCTGATGCAGAGCCAATGTTACCACCGTCTGCAATTTCGATACCACTAGCAGTCACTTTAAATCTTTGCGTTCCGCCTGTGGCAATCGCAACCTCATCTGCTGCACTAAAGAATACACCAGTATTCGTATCACCCGTGTTTGTAATTGATGGAGCAGATGCACTACCATCTGCAAATGACGCAACGCCTGTAATAGATGGACCAGCAAGAGTGACCACAGAGGATGTCGCACTAAGACCAGATGTTAATGCTGTCCCAGTTCCTAGTAAAGTATAAATCTCAGTAAAGTTGTCATTTATCTTGTCACCACCCACACGAATTGTATCGCCGGTGCCGTCATCAGCAGTGGAACCTAAACCAATTGATTGAAATGCCATCTTCTATTCCTTTTCTTACTATTATTTATAACAAATCATTGTGGTGTTGTCATATCAAATGTGTGTGCTGTAGTATCAAATCCTTCAACAGTTGCATCAAATCCTTGGAAGAGTCCATCACCATAGATTCCGTCAAGGACAGATTGTTGTGTTCCATTTTCTAACTGAATGTTTTCACCACTAATATTTACACCACTCAAGTCAGTTGTATTTGCCTCATATATTATTTCAACATTTCCACCATCTAGAGCATCCTCATATACAAGCCTACCAATCTGACTAACAAATATCTCAGAAGACCTAGCAAACCTTGGAACTCTTGTATCTCCATCAAAGTTTTCTGTGGGCATACTACCTATAGATGTATCATCCTCAAGTGCAATTGTCTGAGTTTCTACAGATAGTTTTCCACCGCGTAACAAAGCAGTCGCGTCCTCTAATAAGAACTCATCTCCATGAGTTGTAGCAACTGTGGTTTCATCCTCTTGCATGATTGAACCAGTGTCACTCTGTTCGTCCAAGATGTTAATCACAGAATGATCGTCAGCAATGTTAAGTCCATCAGCAACAGACAGTTCACTTACAACAGGTGGCCCTGCCTCTTCGTCCTCAATCTTTAGATTAAATCCAGTTTCCAGCAGTAGGTTATCACCATCCTCTTGAACCACAGTATCATTTCTCAAAATGACATAATCTCTAAATGTTATACCCTCACCATTATTAACATCTTCAGAAGTTTCTAGGAGTATTCTATCACCCACATCTGCGAGTCCAATGTCTGCTGTGTTATCAAGAAGTATATCAGCAGCAGTTCCTTGAACACCCAAAGCTGCGCCGAACTCCATTGCAAGAGTGTCACCCAAGGTGCTTTCTTGTATAACGTTACTGATAAAAGTAAGTCCGTTTGCACTATCCCCAACACGACTTGGGTTTGACTGAACCACCGTTGTGATTGTTCTAATTACTCTTTTATCATACTCACCTGTAACAGTACCATCCTCTAAACTAAGTTTTATGCCACCTAACTCAGTTTCAGTGCGAATAACACCCACACCAGTTTCAGTTTCTAACTCAACATGTTCTGGTGCAAGACCAAATGCTTTGTGTCTTGTTTGATTGACCTCATCAAATAGTGTCTCAAATGTGGATGCAAGTATCGGACTAAACGTGTTAGTATCAGCAACATATTCATCACCAAGAGACGCACCTGTTGGTGTTGCGATACCAGCATACACAGATGTAGAAGTCTTAACTTTACTGAATACCTCAAATCCAGAGGGATGAACTGCTTTCTTTAGAGGTTCAATATAAGATGAAGCACCAGAGGCTGTCTGAACCTCGTATGAGAACTGTTGATAATAATAAGAGTCTTGAATACGGATAAGGTCTTCACCAATAAGACTTTCAATGCCGGGATATCTACCAAACCTGTCTGCCGAAAGACCCAAGTCTAAAGTGCCTTTTGCAATGTCTGCGTTTACAATAGTCGCACTACCAGCCGAAGTTGAGATGGTTGTATTTGAGAAATCTATAGTCTCTTCCAAAATTACGTTTTCGTTTTGATGAAGACTACTTGAGTCAGTGCCGTCAAGAACAATCTCATCAAAGTCCTCTATGTCTTGCTGTAAACGATCACCCGCGTCTGTGCCATTCGCATCTGTGCCATCTAGAACGATTACATTCTCACCGCCATCATCGGTTCCAGAAGAGTCTATTCCATTTAGTAGAACAAGTTTATCTTCGTTTGTTACTAAACTATCGCCAGACACAAGGTCATCAACGACAATATTATCACCAACACCAAACTTAATATTAGGGTCAGAACTTTCTTGAACAAACTTGACATGGCGTGTGCCATAGGAGAATGGTAACTCAGTTTCCTCATCCTCTAAAACTACATAGTCACCATCTTCAGTTAATATACTTCCAGCGGCACCAATACCACCAAACGTGCCATCACCTTCTTCAAGAAGAATCTGAGATGCACGAACCTCTGCGAACTCCATAATAAGTTCACCTTGATCATCCTCCAGAAGAATGAAATCAGTGACCGCATCAAACGCATCGAGCACAGCATTATCACCATCCTCGAATATTAAATTCTCTCCGTAAACGATATCATTGTCTAGTATGACACTAGAGCCTACAAACTCAGGATTGACTAGAGACTCCTCTAGTCTTATTCCCTCGGCAGTATTGCCCTCACTATCAATACGAACTTTGTCCTCAATAGAAACCTCAAGAACTTGAGTTCCACTATCAAATGACCGAACTGCTCCTTCATGGCTTGTGAGTGCAGCATCGACTGTAAATGAACCAGTTACATCCTTAACAACAAAGTTTGCACGAAACTCACCTAACGGTGACTCTGTATAGTCAAATCCATTTACCGATATATCTACATCTTCTACTCTACCAATATCATTGGTGGTAGTTAGAAGTTTTGTTCCTGTTCCAAATTTAGATGTGACAGTGACGGTAGGGAGTAAAGAGTATCCTTTACCACCATCCTGTAGAAAAACCTTTGTTATGTCACCAGAGCCAGATTCTAAAACAAACCCATCACTATCACGTTTTGTTGTATCTATCCGTATCTCTTGAACTGCTGCTTCACATGATACTCTATCTCCAAGAACTGCCTCTGTGTTTATACCATCCGTATAGGACGCAGCATTTCCTGACTCAAAGAAAAGGTCTTCACCATCTTCTTGAACTAATCTAAAAAACTCTATCTCTGTGATTGTATTATTTTCTTGTAGTAAGGTGTCTCCATCTTCCATGATAACAGAACCATGAACAATCTGCACTCTCGCAACCGCGCTAGAAACAAGTCCCGCTTCATTTGAGTTATCGGTAAATGTAAGAACATCTCCTATCTCATAGTTTGTCCCACCATCATCGACAACAACACCACTGACTGAACCTCGACTAACATTACCGACAACTGCTGTTACATCACCACTACCAATATTGGTTGAGGTATCAACGTCAACCACATCTGCAACCGAATATAAAATACCATCGTTAGTGACAGTTGAACTTGTTACAATCTGTCTTATGTTATATGTGTAAAGAACATCCTCAACACTAGACACACCTTGTATTATTTCATCTTTTGTAAATGTTCCTACAATTGATGTAACCGAAAACTCGACAATGGTAGATGCATCTGATGGGTCAACAAATGTGGTAGCAGACTCTATTCTAGCCGTTGCACCACTACTTTGTCCCGTGATGGTTTGTCCTGCTAACTCTGCGTGAACAGGACTACCGATAGGACTCACACGAATTATTGTGGGTTTGTCCCAATCACCACCAGAGGCACGAATCATCCTAGTGTTAGGATAAAATATTTCTGACTCTTGGTCTAGAAGAATACGGATAAAAAGTTTTAGACCTTCTTGTGTTCCTTTTCTACGATAAAGTTCACGAATGTTTTTAGTTAGGTTTCTTTTATCCAATCCAGTAGCAAGACTACTAGGAATGGCATTCATAAACGACTTACGGAACTCTTCAAGAAAATCAAATATTGTATTGTCAACATCCGCATACGCAAGAAGTTGTTGAATATTCTGAACAGGACTTGCACGATAACTAGTGACTGTGCCAGTCGCACTAGATGTCCCACCAGTGATTGTCTCACCTGTGATAAACTGTTGTTGAGATGTGATGAATAATCTAGGTTTTGTAGTATTGCCCAAATCATCAACAAGAACCTCAGCCGTTGCTCCAGAGGTGGCACCAGTAATCGTTTCACCTACTATAAACTTACCAGTTGTGCCTGTTCCTGTTTCAAGAACAATCCTATTGTCTTCTTCATCAAGAAGTCGAGTTGTTGTTTCCAGTTCAAGAAGCACGTTATCGATTGTCGCAGATACGACAAGTTCACCAGACTCCAGATACTTGTAATAACTTTGAAGAAAGGTTGAGAATATCGGATGGTCATCTGCCACAAAATCTGGAAGCTGTCCATCAATCTGCGTACTGACCTTGTTGATTAGGTCTGGTGAATATCTACCATCAAAGGGTGCCATTATTAATAACCTGATGTTGACGATACTGAAGAGGTTGTCGTTTGAGTTACCTGACCAGACTCATTACTGACAGCAGCACTATCTACGGAACCATTTATCGTAGTGTTTACTAAATCAATCTCTAACAGTTGATTTCTTTTTGGAACAATATCAAGAGAGTTTGGAGTTGCGGTAACACGAATTTGAGTAGAAGTTGCACCATCAACGTTAGACACAGAGTTTATGAAAACAGAGTTGATTGATATAGTTCCATTTGTATAATCAACTGTTCCTGCTGTAGAACTATAATAAGTTCTCACACCGCCGACTAATCTATATATCCTCAGATTGCCTGAACCATCATCATCAAAGAAGAACTCCAACCCTGTCTGACCACTGATACCAAAACCTGTGGACGCAATAATACCACCAGATTCTTTGTTGTGTTCAGTGTGAGGATTTAAAAGTCTATTATTATAATAAAGGTTATAAGATTTAGCTTGAGTAGTATCTGGTGTGAAAAGTTTTGCAAGAGACACACTGAGAGTATTACTGGTGATAGATGGATCAGTACTATCAATTAAACCAACAAGTTTAGAATGTCTAAACAAACCGTTGAATGTGTTTAGATTATCTGTATTATAATTTGTAATAGTGGTGCGAACATTTGATTCTATTGTTGCACTACCTTTTGTTGTAGCATTAGAGTCAAAATTTACGTTTGATGTTAAAATCAAGAACATAGTTTCTGGGTCAACAATGACAGGAGTAATAGACGCAACTGTGAAAGGTTGAAGGTCTGTCTTCAACTGTTCTTTTTGAGTCTCAGTTAAGTTTTCACCTGTGGTAGATTTGATGCTAATAAAAACTTTACCATACTCTGGTGTCGAAACCACACCCAGACTTGTATCAAAAGAACCACTCTCTCCACCAAATACCGCAACTGCTTGTGTGTTTGCATAAAGTTGTCTAACGAGTGTTTTGTAATCCTCTGAAGTTACAGCTCTACCCTGAGATGAGTAATCTAATGGTGCATTTAATTTTATTGATTCGATACTCTCTGCTTCAGAACCACCAATTGAAGATTGAATAGTTGTAACACCCACATCTGTGACACCATCAATCGCACCAGAGGATGTAAATGTAGTTGCACCATTGCCCTCTGATTTGTTTGATACCACATACTGTAAGAATACAATATTATTATCAGATAATCCTTTACCGAGAACACCGTCACCAAAATACACTTCAAATTTACCATCTTCAACTTCTTGAAGAAAGTAAACATTACTCGTTGATGTAACAGCAGCAATATCATCGGCAAGTGTGTAAGTGGTGGTGGTGGAGTCAGATGATGAGTTCTGAACTTTGACTGTAAGTGTGCGAGTATCAACTCTATCCTCATTGATTAAAAATCTTTGTTCAACATCCTGAGTGTCCACTGTATACCTAGATGTTACATAAGTTCCCTCATATAAAACAAGGTTAGAAAATACAACTGCGTTACCAATGTTAGTTGCAGTTGTTTCTGTTGGATTAACAAAAGTAAATGAAGTACCGTCAATGGTTGTATTAAAAACAGTTCCGGCAGACATCGTTGCGGTTGCATTAGTTGTGGTTAGAGCAACTTCTACAGTTGCAGTTGCAGCTCGGGGTGATTGTGGAACATACCCCAATGTTTTTGCGTGTGACACAACAGAGGAACGTAATGCTGAACTATCAAGGAACATTTCGTTTGCAAGCATGTTTGCATTGAATGCAAGATAGTGAGTATTATATGCTAGAGTGTCAAGAAGAATATTCATACCCGAACCCTCAAAGTCATAGTCAGTAAATTCTGTTTGCCCTTTGAGGAATACTTTTAGATTGTCTTTGATTTCATCAAAGTCCAACTCTGTTACGTCAAGTCTTTTTGGTGTTGTTGCCATTATCGTAATCTCTCTAATAGAACTGTGGTATCAACTAATTCTGTAGGAGCATTCTGGACATAAAACTCAATACTTATTTCATACGAATTGCGGTCTAGGTCTGGTAAGGCCCGCACACCTACTAGTCTTGCTCTTGGTTCGAAGTTTTCTATTACGTCTTCTACTTTTTGTGATAATACAAATGCAGTGACAGGACTTAATGGTTCAAACAAAAGTTCACGAATACCAGACCCTATCTCTGGATGAAAAGGTTTCTCATAGGTATTAGTAAGAATAAGGTTTCTTACTGCACGTTTGACTGCCTGAACTCCCTGTACTTTTGATATATCAGCAGATGTGTTCTTCTTAGAAAAAAACAAATCTAAATCTTTATAGATTTGTGCATCTCTTCCTGTATTAACATTTCTGGACTGACCATCAGAATAACTAGTATTCAGATATGTATCTTCAGTTGCCATGAGTAATCCTTTTTATATTATTTATACTTACTCACTCGCGGTTTGTTTCATAATATACTTCTTAGGTGAACCCCAAATGTCTTTTGCGTTCACTTTGATAAACTTTTTATTTGTTTCTTTGTCGTTTGGATTAGGAATAGTCAACATGACTTTCTTACCCCTCAACCAAGCTTCTCTCTGGTTCAGTGTTCTTTGCAATAAGGTTGTGTTATTGCGAATTGCGTTACACAACTTTTTATTTACATTAGAACGTTCACCCTTAGATTCCTGATGTGCTCTACTCTTCTTTCTCTTAGCCATTATAAATCTCCTTCACTGGCCTGTATGATGTATCATGTTCATCGCATAAAAGAACCTCTGATATAACTGCATCAATATTATCATGCCAGAAATTCAAAAACTTGTGCACTCTTGGATACTCTGGTTTAATATCTGGTGTTTGCCATATAAACTCTTGCAGAATGTCCTGATAATCAGGCATCCAATAAAGTATATTTAGTGTGACTATAGATTTTCTTTTTATAATCATGTTGATGGCTCTGGATCATAATTTAATCTGTATGAGTAGGATATCCTAAAGAGAAAACCCTTAAATTTTTTGTTCAACCTTTCATTTGACTGTAATCTACCTCCCGTTTTTGGTCCTGGCATATTACCCAAAAACAAAGGTATGGTGCCCCTCCGCATTTTATGTATAAATGATTCTAGGTTGCCGGGGTGGTCAGCCTCTATATTATATGGCGTTTTGATTGTAATTTCTTTTCCCTTTATAGAAAAGTTTGCTGACTTACCTTTGTGTGACGTTGCCCTTATCCCAAGACCTTGCCAGATTAAGTCCTCACCATGAACACCATATCGTTCTCCATATCCAGTTGTTGGTTCACCATCAACAATCCGTAGTGTATCATATGTTTTAACTTGGAAAGGGTCTAAATTAAATTGTGTTATACGTAAAGTTCCAGAGAGGGGTATGTGATCAAGTTCTGTTGTGAAGTACGTAAACCCTTGATTGTCTGTGGTAACCTCACCATCTGCGAACTTGAAGAGTTGTTGTTTTGTGCTTGTCTGGTGGGTAAACCCATCTGATTTTGACTTTGGTGCAACATTCTTTCTCTCTTCTACCTTCTCCACCTTTTTAGTCACCACTTTTGTTTCACCAGCACCAGTGCTTATTGTTTTGACCTGTTCCTCAGGCACCATAGAGTACGCACCAGCATCCTCTTCTAATGGTGTTGCCTCTGTCTTCAGTGGAGTTTGTGCCGCAGCGACATCAACTTCTATTTCCTCTGTTTGCGTTGTGATATCTGCGTTCTGTGTCACAGTGGATACAGTTTCAGTTAATGGTGCAACTGCTGCCTGTAAAACTTCCTCTGCTTTTTGTGTTGCATCTTCAAGTGACCCTGCCTCTTTCTCAAAGTTAGGAATAACACCACAAATATTACCACCTGATGCAGCAGTAGATGTTGCATTCTTAATAAGAGTTCCTAATTCAAATCCTGCTTTAGTTAGAGTAGATTCAAATTCTGTTGTGATGTTTGCAAGCGCAGCAGCAAACTGGGGGGTTCCCTCAGTTAATGTTAAAAGGTCTTGTATCTCTGCTTGAAGATTCAGTTTTGGTAGTTCTGGTATCTCGATTGTCTGCAACTGATTAACTGCATTATTAATTTCATCTTGTGCAGCTTGAAATGCGGATGCAGCAGTTGATGCTGCCTCATCTATTTTTGATTCAATCTCATCGGCTGCTGCTTCCAGTTTCGCAAACACATCGTTCATCTGAGGACTTGCGCCGCATAGATTAGGATTTGAAAAGTCTACCATTATCTACTCCTACGGTCCACAAAATACGTTAGAACTTCCGGCTGCAACAGATGTGCAACCAGTTATGGCATCACCAATTCTTCCCGCACCTTTGCCATTCACAAACACACTACTAGAACCTGTTGTAATAGGTGCTGCATGTGAGGGGCACGGTACGCCGGGCAGAAGATGAGATGTATTGTTGTCACCCTGCCGTGACCATGCGATACTATTTACGAATACAGTTGATGAGCCCTGTGCTCTGGTCATACCAGAACAGTGAGCCACATCTGCATCTCCAACTCTAGTTGCTGCTGGCACGTTCTCTCTCCAATAGTTCTTGTAACCTATCATTCCATACCGCCATCACAGCGTGTTCATCCTCTGTGTGTGGTGCCTCTGGATAATCAGGCATAAATTTGATAACATTCCTAAACTCTAAGTCTTCTGGTACATCTTCCCAATCATCATATGTAACAAAAGAACCGTTATGTAATAAAAACTGAAACTCTGCCATGTTGCACCTATGGGTTAAAGTCGATTCTTGCACCAACAATCTGCACGTTACCTGTAGATGTATGGTTCCAAGTCGTTCCTGTAGTTGAAGTCCATGCCGTACCAACGGTTTGCGTTAGTGTTGTCTCTGGGTTGATAGTCATTGCAGTTGCAGACTTCATGTTTAGTGTGGAGCCTGATTTGATTGACACGATACCAGAGATAGTTGATTGCGATAGGTTACCGTTTACGTCAAGCAGATAATCCTTCGATGATTTGATGTGCACACCTCTCTCATTTGGATTGGAGTCCATCTTCTTACCTTCAACGGATAGTTTATACTGTCCCGCGATTATATCAACGCTAGATTTTTCTGTGGTAACAACTCTATCACCACCAACGCGACCTTTCACACTGTCCTTTATATTGTATGCATGGTTACCAACAATCTCTTCCTCAAGATTACCACCGATAGGATTGCCGTTGGCATCAGACTTTGCACCAATCTTGACACGTTCATTACCATGTATCTTTCTAAAGAAGTCACCCTCAACTTCCAGTATGTAATCACCTTTTATCAGATGACGAACAGAACCTTCCACCGTAATATTCTGCGAACCTTTAATAACACAATTACCATTACCAATCACAATCTCATAGTTATCACCAATAACCTTGGTAACTTTATCACCGTTTGCGTGTATCTCTTCAAATGTCCCTGTACGGTGTTGCCGATATAATCTTTCTGCGCCGGGACTATCATCAATTTCTATTATGTGTCCTGACTCGCTTTCTACAACGTGATTATATGGGTAAACACCAGAGATGTATGGATCAATATTAGATGCAAAACCCTTCGGGTGCGGCTCTTCGAAAAAACCTCTTGTTTCATTAACTGATGAATCAGATACACTTGCAAGATTAGGTTTTGTTGCAGTGGGAACACCTGTTTTATCATTAGGGTCTGTCGGTTCTGTTGCTGGTGCCGGATCACCACGCAGTCTTCGTGCGCGTCTGTCTACAAGTGATTGATGACTTTCAGATGCCTCACCTCTCCCAAGGCGACTAGTATCTGGTTCACCGATATCGTGACCACTATCTCTATCGCCTGGGTATGGACCGTATATAGGGTCCATCAAATAGTCTTGTTGTGGAGATGCATCAGAACGAGGGTCGTTGAAACCCTCCGCTGGATTTGAATAATCATCTGGTGTGCCGGGTAATGTGCCAATAATCAAGGGTTGCTGAAACTCATTGTCGCGCCAGAAACCTACAACCCAAGAGCCGGGTGTCAACCAAGAGGGTGTTGTTCCTATTCCCTGCATAGATGGGTCTGTTACGGGATGCATAACATGTGCAAAAGGTAAATCAGCCGTGGGGAGTGCAACAACATCCTCAGTATGATAACCAAGGCATCGCACTCTCACACGGCCGATTTGTTCTGGATCGTTTCGGTCTTCGACAACGCCGATAAACCACTGAAACCCGTCGCGTCCCATGAAATAAGATTTTTCCATGAAACTATTTATAATGAATTAATGTAAGTCTGGATCGCGACCTAAGCGTTTCTGCTCGGCACTCCAGTTGTATTCCTGTATTTCCAATTTCTTGTCTGGATTTAACAGTTGCATATGATGAAGAGTCTCTTCGGCGTCTTGTTTGTCTAGATGTTCCGCCAGAGTATCAATGATCTTGTACTTAATCAAGATTAACTCCTTTTTGAGATAACCAAATGCGTTCTATCTTCTCCACAATTAAACACTGTGTGCAGAGACGTTGTTCTTGTCTCATACACCACACCGTCCGCTGGTATTGAAAACGTTTTACTGTCTCTCAATCCACCGTCTGGTGCATTTGGAAAAAACATATACGCATGTGGGTTCGTAATTAGAGCCATATGGTAACGGTTTGCTTTATCTTTATGTAACGAGTAAGTGGTATGCATTCGCTTCATCATGAAACGCGCTCGCACACCATTCAAATCACTTATGATCTCTTCGAAGATAGTCCCACTGTACAAAGGAACTATGGTGTCATAGTTTGACTCTATCTTACTGGTGTTTAAAAAAGACCCACAACCACCGAGTGACATGTCCTCGTCAGCATTAGGGTCATATTGCAGGGAACTCTGTTTACTTCCGTCATTAGAAGTGTACCATGCAATATCACTTTCAATTCTTTCCCACTCCAATAGCACACGGTCCACATCATACCTGTGGACCGTTGGTACTACAAAGGGGTCAAACTCTTTCATGTGGGTTTATTTAGTCCACAAGAATCTCAGAAGGCAGAATAAAGTCAAAGGAACCACCATTCCCTACAACCTCGATATACACAGAATCAAGAGACTTACCCTTAATAGGTACATACTTCTTCAACTTCTTAGAGTAAGTAAGAAATACACCATCCTTCAGAGTTACATCGTTATAGGAATCCTTATCAGACCCAATCGCAGTGATTTTCGCGATTTTCGCTTCGCCAAATTCACCAACATACTTCACAACGTCACCGATATTCATTTTAATCTCCTATGAATTCATCAGCCATGCAAACAGTCCAAACCAGACTGCACTACCTATCAACAACAGTCCCAAGACAGAAAGAATAATCTTGAAACTACGAACAGGATGCCTTATAAGGTAGTATATAAAGAATCCTGTAACTAACAATATGACTAAACTAATTATCATA